CATATATCGTTTACAAGGAGACCACACATGAGCCTGTTAGATAAACTCAAGAAAAATTCAACAATTAAAGATACTTCTATCCTTTCTCGTTCAATCTTTTTTGAAGAAAAGGATATGGTGCAGACAAGCATCCCCGCAGTAAATATTGCGCTTTCTGGTTCTCTTGATGGTGGCTTTACTCCTGGTCTCACAATGTGGGCTGGTCCGAGCAAGCACTTCAAGACTGCGTTCAGTTTGATTATGGCGAAAGCCTACCAGGACAAGTACCCTGATGCTATTGTTCTTTTCTACGATTCTGAGTTCGGTACTCCGCAATCATATTTCCAGAACTTCGGTATTGATAAGGAGCGTGTTATCCATACGCCAATCACTGATGTTGAGCAGTTGAAGTTTGACATCATGAATCAGCTGACTAACATTGAGCGTGGCGATCGTGTGATGATTCTAATTGACTCGATTGGTAATCTTGCTTCGAAGAAAGAAGTTGAAGATGCTCTTGAGCAAAAGTCTGTTGGTGACATGACTCGCGCCAAGCAGATTAAGTCTTTGTTCCGTATGGTCACACCGCACCTTACGCTAAAGGATATCCCGATGGTTGTGGTCAATCACACCTATATGGAAATTGGTATGTTCCCGAAGGCAATCGTCGGCGGTGGTACAGGTTCTTATTACTCTGCCGACAATATCTATATCCTAGGTCGTCAGCAGGAAAAGGAAGGCGCTGACCTTGTAGGGTATTCTTATATCATCAATGTAGAAAAGTCTCGTTATGTTCGCGAAAAGGCAAAAATCCCTGTTTCTGTCCGTTTTGATGGTGGTGTTAGCAGGTTTTCTGGGCTCATGGATATGGCACTTGAATCTGGTCATGTCATCAAGCCATCAAATGGTTGGTATGCTCGCGTAAACACCACCACTGGTGAAGTTGAGAATAAGAAGTGGCGATTTGCTGACACGGAATCCTCTGACTTCTGGGACACGATACTTGAAAATGATTCGTTTAAGGATTGGGTACGTGAAAACTATTCCTTTGGTTCTGCTGTGACTGTTGAGGAAGAAGATGTTTGAAGATTTAATTGCGAAATTCCAATTTTGGAAAGCAAGAAAGTTCTTAAAGTTTGGTAGAGACTACGATCTTTTTCTAGATCTTTCAAACAAAGATGCTATTGCTATTAAGATAATCAAGAAATATCCTGGTGTCATATTTGAGATTACTGATATCCATATGTCCAGTGATAATGCAATGTCATACAATATTTCAATTATCGCTAATCCCAATCTTTGTAATGTAGAATCTAATAAGTTTAAGGACTTTACTTCTGCTATATTTCGTAATATAATTACTGATTCGGTAGAACACGCCGCAAGGGTAAAAGATGAAAACGGAAACATTGATCTTGTCGAATCTGATGCAGAACGAGTCCTTCATGAGGAAGACGCTGCCGTTTCTGAAGAAAGAGTACCTGACCGAAAGCCACGAAAGAAAGGTATTCGAAGAAATAAAAGACTTCATTCTGAAGTACAACAGTCTACCACCGAAAGCAGCACTGGAGATTAGTCTAAAAGAATCAACCAAACTTACTGAGATTGAGTTAAATAAGTCACTCGAACTCCTAAAGGAAATCTCGAATGACAAGTCAGAGCAAAAACTCGAGTGGCTTCTTGACACTACAGAAAAGTTTTGCCAAGAAAAGGCAATCTATAATGCTATCATGGACAGTATTCAGATCCTGGATGGCAAAGATCAAGCACGGGGCAAAGGAAGCATTCCTACTCTTTTGTCTGATGCTCTGGGGGTTAGTTTCGATCCTCACATTGGTCATGATTTTTTGGATAGTTACGCTGATCGCTACGATTTTTATCATCGCGTCGAAAAAAGAATCCCCTTCGATCTTGAATATTTCAACAAAATCACTAAAGGTGGATTACCACAAAAGACCCTTAACATTGCTCTTGCAGGTACTGGTGTCGGCAAGTCTCTGTTTATGTGTCATGTGGCTGCTGGTTGCCTGACGCAGAACTACAATGTTCTATACATTACTCTAGAAATGGCTGAGGAGAAGATTGCTGAAAGAATCGACGCTAATCTCCTCAATGTTTCTCTTGACGATCTCATGAACATGCCGAAAGACATGTATGAGAAGCGAATGGGTAAACTCAGGGGTTCTGTCAAAGGCAAGTTAATTATTAAAGAATATCCAACTGCGTCTGCGAATCCTGCTCACTTCCGCGCATTGATTAACGATCTTGCACTGAAGAAGAACTTCCGCCCAGATATAATCTTCATTGACTACCTAAATATTTGCGCATCGTCTAGAATTAAGGCGGGTGCGAATGTAAACAGTTATACTTACATCAAGGCTATCGCCGAAGAACTGCGCGGTCTTGCGGTGGAGAATAATGTCCCGATTGTTTCTGCAACTCAAACAACTCGTTCAGGGTTCAGTAACTCGGATCCTGGACTCGAAGATACTTCTGAATCGTTCGGTCTACCTGCGACTGCTGACTTTATGTTTGCTCTTGTTAGCACTGAAGAGTTGCAGCAACTTAATCAGTTACTCGTCAAGCAACTTAAAAATCGTTATAACGATCCCAACCTCCATAAACGATTTACGATTGGAGTTGACAGAGCCAAGATGAAGTTGTACGATCTTGAACAGAAAGCCCAAGATTCAGTGATGCAGGAAAACAACTCAAAGCCAGCCTTTGATCGTGGTCGAAGCACAGATAAGTTTAAGAATCTAAAAGTATGAGAATTATGAAGGATGCGCATAAACGCCAAAAGCAGATTGCTGACTTAATTGATAATTGGGTCGGCGAGAAAAGAATTGCACCTCTGATTCGTAAACTCAACAAACTTTTCGAGAAGGATAAAGTTGTATTTGCTTCCAGTCGATACAATGAAAAATATTATGCAGATTATCCAATACTTGTTTCTGGTTTATACCAGTCTCGTTTTATGGGTATTCCTGACTGCATTTACATCTATCTCAGTATCCCTTCTGATAAACTGTCAGTGACCATGACTCCAAAGGGTGCAAAGAATTTGTCAGTCAATGTTACCAAAGTGCTTTTTCATGAGTTGCGGCATCGACAGCAAAACATCAAGAGAAAGTATAAAATTACACCTACACCATATAAAGTAGAAGATGTAGAACGCGATTATCAGATGATGTATCTGGGTTCGACTGATGAAATAGATGCTTATGCATTCGAAACAAAGTTCGATAATGTTGCGCTAAATAAATTACGAAAAGCGCATACGATTGGCTGGAGAAATTCTGAAGCCATCTTTATGTATCGCAAAAACTTTCGGGATCAAGATCCTAAAGTTTGGAAAAAGTTTTTAAAGAAGGTTTATAAAAATGGCAGATAAAACGGCACTCCAAGAAGCAGCCCAAGCGTTATTCTGTGCATTAGCAGATTATTTGGGACATAGAGAATCAACAAAAGTTTTTGATAAAAAAGTTTATAAGACTTATGAAGATTTCACTGCCAAATATAATCCTCCTGGACAAAAAAATATAACGCAAGTTATAAAAGAAGCATATAAAACTAATGTGAATACGCCTGGAGTTTCTTTAGCAGACATTGAAAAGTTTTTAATTTCTGATAAAACTTGGTTTCATTCCTCTATGCATATTGCAAAACAGGTTTTAGTAGAAGTTGGTAATATCAATCAAAAATTCAATAGAATTAAAAATGTCAACTGGAGTAATATCATTTATGTTCGTGGTGATGATGAAGTTATGGGTAATATCCAAACTCTATTTTCACGAGCAAATAAAATCTTAAAAGAAGTCGAAGGTCCATCAAAAGCATTTGGTAATATTAATAAGTGGAGTCCAGCAGATATTTACTTTGCAACCCCAGTAGCAAAAAAAAAGTTGGCTGTGGCAGTTTCAAAACAGCCAAAAATAACATTTGAAGAACTTAATGGAATGATCTCAGGTATGATTGATTCTGCAGATCTTCTTCCACTTTCTTTAAAGAAGCAAACAGGAGAGGTTGAAGTTGTTAAAGTTAACTTTGAGGGTGGTGGTGAACTGCCATATATATTTGCAGGCATTGGTGGTAAAGCAGAAGATGCAAGATCATTAGTTGTGGAGATAAGTAAGACCGATAAATCCACAGATATTGTGATTCGTCATGATGCTGCGACAGGCACATTTTCTGGTGGAACATATAAAATGGAAATACGGTCAAAGGGTGGGGCGCGAGGTGGTTCACTCTCAGGAAATAAAATAATTGACGTGGCAAAATCAGTTGATTCTCAATTTGGTAATAAATTAGAATTATCTATGCAAACAGCTAAACGAGGTTTTGCAGAAGAAGCAACAAAAAAATTAAAAGATCTTAAGAAAGAACCAAAAGATTCTCCAGAAGGTATTCGATACAGAGAAATTAGAAATGATTTGAGTAAAAAGTATTTTACTGATTCTGGACCAAATAAAGAGATAAAAGATTATCTTGTGAGTAATGCGCGCAGTGGAAAATCAACTAAATTAATAAAATCATTTATAGTTGCTGCAGCATCTGGAAGTGATTACTCAGCGAAATATGTTATTGCAAAATAATTGAGGTTTTATGACTACATTTGTGACTGGTGGATTGGGGTTTATTGGTTCTAATTTTGTAATCTCCCACCTTAAAAAATATCCTTCGGATGAGATTGTCGTCCTCGACAATTACTCTTATTCTGCAAACAGCAGTAATCTAGATAAATTTTATGATGACTGGCGATTGCAAGTCAAGAGAGTTGACATTCGCAATCTTCAATTTTTGGAGCACATGTATTCCAGCTATGAACCAGATATTACTTTCCATTTTGCGGCTGAGTCTCATGTTGATAATTCTATCCGTGGTGACGATGACTTTCTTAGCACCAATATTAACGGCACCCATAACATTCTAAAGTGCATCAAGAAATATGGCGGCAAGTTAGTCCATGTTTCTACTGATGAAGTTTATGGAAGTCTTGGTCCAGATGATCCTTCGTTCAGCGAAACAACGCCATACGACCCACGCAACCCATACTCTGCAACTAAAGCAGCCAGCGACCACCTAGTTCGCTCGTATGTAAACACGCATAACCTAGAAGCAGTTGTAACTAACTGTTCGAATAACTATGGTCCTCGTCAGCACAAAGAAAAGTTTATTCCAACAATCATTCAACATATCAAAAACAACACACCTATTCCTGTTTACGGTAATGGTTCTAATATTCGTGACTGGTTATTTGTTGAAGACCATTGCGATGCACTTTTAACTATTGGCGAAAACTTTAAGCGTGGTGAACGGTACAACATTGGTGGTGGATTTGAGTGTGACAATCTAAGCATGGTATCTATGATTTTGGATATCATGGGCAAGCCACCAGAAACACATAAAAACTGGATTAATTTTGTGGATGATCGAAAGGGTCATGATTTGCGTTATTCGATGGATTCAAGTAAACTTAAAAATGAACTTGGATGGGAAGCAAAAACAAATATATTTGATGGTTTGAGAAAAACTGTGGAGTGGTATCTATGAGAAAGGGTATAATTTTATCAGGTGGAATGGGCACTCGTTTGTACCCATGCACCGAAGTGACTTCGAAACAATTACTGCCAGTTTATGATAAACCGCTGGTGTATTATCCGCTATCGACATTGATGATGGCTGGTATTCGCGATATCATGATTGTCAATTCACCAAACGACGCAGAAGCATTCAAGCGACTCTGTGGTGATGGATCTCAATGGGGCATCAATATCTCATACTCAATCCAGCCAGAGCCAAAGGGTATTGCTGAGTGTTTCCGTATCTGCGAAGAATGGATCGGAAAGGATGATGTTGCGCTTATTCTTGGCGATAACATTTTCTATGGAAATGATTTGATTAATCGTTTCGCTCATGCTAACTGGAACAGAACAGGATGTACTCTATTTGCATATCATGTCAGTGACCCTGAGCGATTCGGCGTTGTTGAGTTTAACGATAACAATGATCCCATTGATGTTCACGAAAAGCCAGCCAACCCACCTAGCAATTATGCAGTAACAGGTTTATACTTTTATGATAATAAAGTGGTAGACTATGCTTGGCAGATTACACCGTCGCATCGCGGTGAACTGGAAATTACTGACATCAATAAATTGTACATGAAGAATCATGATTGTAAAGTTGAGTTTTTGAATCGTGGTGTTGCATGGATTGATACTGGGACATTCGAGTCTTTGTCAGAGGCATCTGTTTTTGTTGGATCAGTACAAAAAAGAACTGGAACGATGATTGCATGCCCCGAAGAGATTGCTTACAAGCATGCATGGATCACACAGAAACAAGTTGAGGACCAGGCTAATAAGTATGCCAAGTCGGATTATGGTAAGTATTTGTACAAAATTATTCACACGAGGATTTAATTATGCATTTTCTAGTAGTTGGTCGAGGATGGACGGGTAAAAAGGTATTCAAGGAATTGCTTCAGCGTGGGCATGTGGTAACATTTTGCTCCCATGAAGATGCAATCGATACTATAGAAAGAACCACATTTGATTGGGTTGTAAACTGTGCTGGTAAAACGGGAACCCCAAATGTTGATGCCTGTGAGTTGGACAAGCAGGGTACTATTGACGCCAATGCAATTTTCCCAGCATTATTGGCTAATGCATGTGGATGGAGAACTCGTTTGGCGCATTTCTCCAGCGGGTGTATCTACATGGGTGATATTGATGATGTGGACGCTCCACCAAACTATTTTGGTAGCATCTATTCAGTATCCAAGGGTGTTTCAGATGTCTATCTTGGCGATAAAGCGCAGGTTTATCGTATTCGTATGCCATTTACTGGTGTCAACGAGTCTAAAAATTATCTTACAAAGGTCTATAACTACGCCAAACACGGTAAGTTAATTGATGCTGGCGAAAACTCATTAACAGATCTTGATGAGGCTGTAAGCGTCGCCTGTAATCTTATGGAAGAACACGAGCCTAATGGGTACTATAACCTGGTAAATAAGGGTTCTGTAAACATGCATGAACTTGCGGATCTTATGAAGATTGACCCGCAATGGTACACTCCAGAAGAATTTAAGGCAGCAACAGCAGCTGGGCGGTCAACCTGCACCATTCCTGCTTATGAGGGTATGTCGGATATTCGAGATGCACTCAAGAACGCTATTGCAAGTATGAAACTCTAAATATACTAAATAAAAGGTAATCCCACAGTGTGGAGAGAGTATGTTACAGTTCTCTGCCTTTTTAACAGAGGCGTCTAAAGCCGTAGGAATCCAGCATCTAGAGCATCCCTCTGATCGCACATTTGACGGTTCAAAACCAGCATCTCAAGCACTCACTGCTCTCCGAGGCGTTGCTCTCGGAAGGACTCCAATTACACGCAAAATCGATGACAAAATGTCATTCCAGATCGTCCGCGAAAAAGACGGTCGCGTTGGCGTAAAATACAAGGGTCCAGGCGCCAAGTATAACTACACTGCATCCGACGTCGACACTCAGCATGGCAAAAAACCATACCTTGCTGAGCCGCTTAAAGCCATTCTAGCACACGGCTACAAGGTTCTTCCTAAAAGAGCTGGCGAGTGGCAAGGTGGATTTATGTCCACTCCAGAAACTCGTGAAGAAACCGATGGTAAGATCTCACACACTCCAAACACTATTAAGTATGCCGTCGATAAAAATTCTCCAGAAGGTAAAAAACTAGCCAAGTCTAAACTCAGCATCACAGTTCACACTGAGTTAAAAGGTAGAAACAAA